ATCTTAGTTTATCGCAAAGTATAGCTGTAAAATATGGCGAAATTATAATGATAACCATTGCAACCTACACTTTTTATAAAATTACAATGGCAGTAATAAGAAATGTCAAGCAACGCCAAAATCCCTCTCCACTTTTAAGAACGCTTCGGAGTATCAGTTATGCAGAAATTGCTGCTTCGGTGCTGACCTTACAGCGTTCTATGCTTGTATCTTTTGGCACAATGGGAAGCAGACAGATTTATCTGATGAACGCAATTACAGGAGCCGTTGTATGCTTGTTTGTATGGATACTCGGTTTATCTATGATAGCAAAATCGAAAAGAAAGGAAAATGAATCATGGCAAAATCAAAACTTGTAAAGGTAAATGAAAAAATTGAAGAAAAGGTTGGTGAAGCACTTGCCCAGAGAGACAAAAATGAAGCGGAGGAGTCCTAACAAGACTCTTTCGCTTTTTCTTTTGGAGGAGACAAATGGAATCACCTACTGAAAGAGCCATTTATACTGTCCGTTATGCTATCGCAACAATGCCAGTAATTCAGCGCGGTTATGACTTTGAGCAGGCAAGTTATATGAGATGGGCTGGAAGAGAAGTGTTAATACGACTCTGCAAACACCCAGAGATACCACCGCTGATTGTGATTGAATCATTTCGAGATGAATGTGATTCATATTCATGTGTGAATCCACGAACAAGTTATGTTTTTTCTTGTGCGAAAGATATGCTTGAGTGGATTATTGACCTGCTAATTTCGTAGTTACCAAATAAAAATTTTATATTCTGAAAGGAGAACGTACTATGTGTACAAGAGAAATGACATTAGGAGAAGAAATTATCAACTTAACCAAAAGAGGCATCGATGTTCCGACGGTAGAGAGGATGTATAGAAAATACATCGATCTTGACGAAAAGGGAAAATCAGAGGGTTGTTATGCGATCGATTTGGGACCGTTATTTCCGACATTTGATATTGGCGATACAGTTCGCTATTGCAGAGCTGATGTTGAGGCGACCTTGAACTTATTTAGAGATATGGTACATAATCCGTATTCTATCCTTCCAGCAGACATTAAAGTTGGCGATAAAATGATGGTTCCTTTAGGAAAGCTCGGAAACTTTACAGCAACAGTTCAGAAAGTTACGAACAATAAGGTGCTATTCATTTTCGACGATTATGTTGCCAAACGCCCGATGAACGAAGATGGTGGCAATGCTGGCGGATATTCTCAGTCCGATCTGAAAAAGTGGATCGATACCGAGCTGTACAATATGTTCCCTGCGGTTCTTAAGCAGAGAATGACCGGTTTATCAATCCCGACTCTCGGAGAGATTTGCGGCTGGGCCGATAAATGGGATCAAGATCACATTGAAGCGGATGGCGATGAGCAGCTTCCTCTTATGAAACGGAGAAGAAACCGCGTTGCTTATTACAAAAACGATTGTGAGTTCGGCTGGCTCCGCAATGCTACTAAAAAGGAATTTTCTTCGGCTTACTTTGCCTGTGTGGACAACGTTGGCAGTACGAACTGCAACGGCGCTTTGTACTCTATTGGAG